GCCAACTCACCTGTGCAGCGGGTGGTCTTCATGGCGGGTGCGCAGCTTGGCAAGACCGAGGCGATCAACAACATTGTGGGGTACATGATTGCTCATGCACCAGGGCCAGCATTATTTGTGCAGCCGACGATTGAGATGGCAAAGCGCCTAAGCAAGCAGCGGCTGGATTCATTGATTTATGAAACGCCTGCCTTGGCTGGGCTGGTGGCACCACCAAGGAGCAGGGACGGGGATAACACGATGTTTAGCAAGTCCTACCCAGGCGGAATCCTGCTGTTGACGGGTGCCAATTCTGCAACTGGCCTACGGTCTGCACCTTGTCGGTGGGTGCTGCTGGATGAGGTGGATGCGTTTCCGAGTGATGTTGATGGTGAGGGAGATCCGTGCGCGTTGGCTGAGCGGAGGGCGTCAACGTTTTCAAGGCGAAAGATCATTTTGACTTCGACGCCAACGATCAAGGACATGAGCCGGATCGAGACGGAGTATGAAGCGTCGGATCAACGGCGATATTTTGTGCCGTGTCCGCATTGCGGGCATATGCAGTGGTTGCAGTGGAAGAATTTGCAGTGGCGTGAGGGCGATCCGCGCACTGCCGCTTATGTGTGCGAGGAGTGTGGAGCGCATATCCCAGAGCACTTCAAAAGCGAGATGCTGCGCAAGGGTGAGTGGCGAGCGCAGGCGGTGAGTCAAGACCACCGAACAATTGGTTTCCACCTGTCGTCGCTGTATTCACCTGTGGGTTGGAAGAGCTGGGAGCAGATTGTGACTGAGTTTTTACGTGCGAAGAACGATGCGCCTCTGCTGAAGACTTGGGTGAATACGGTGCTGGGCGAGACTTGGGAGGAGGAGATTGGAGCAAAGCTTGGGGCGGAGAGCTTGGCTGAGCGTGCGGAGTTCTATACCGCTGGGGAAGTACCAGATGGTGCGAGCATCCTCACGGCTGGGGTAGACGTGCAGGACAACCGGGTGGCTGTAGGTCTGTACGCATGGGGCACGGGGGAGGAGTGCTGGCTGGTGGGTCACACCGAGATTTATGGCGATCCAGCCGGTCAGAAGTTGTGGGAACAAGTAGACGACCTCGTGCTTAGGGACTACCCACACGCGAATGGCGGTCGGGTAAAGGTGTCAGCGATAGGGGTGGACTCCGGCGGGCACTTCACAAGTGAGGTGTATGCGTATGCGAGGAGCCGTAGAGGGAAAGCTGTGTTTGCGTTGAAGGGGTCATCAATCAGGAACAAGCCGCCGATTGGAAAGCCTTCTAAGGTTGATATTAACTACAAGGGCCAAGTTCTCAAAAATTCAGCGGAGGTGTTCCCTGTAGGCACCGACACGATCAAGTCAACGCTGTTTGGACGGTTGAAGCACAACGAGCCAGGGGCAGGCTTCATCCACTTTTACGCGGAAGCTGGCCAGGAGTATTTCAGGCAGTTGACGGCTGAGCGGCAGGTGGTGCGGTATGTGAAGGGCTTTGCGGTGCGGGAGTGGAAAAAGAAAGCAGGTGATCGAAACGAAGCGCTGGACGTATTTTGCTACAGCTATGCAGCCCTGCACTTTTTATACATGCGGTTCAACCGCAACACTATTTTTGAGCAGTTTGAAAAAACGCGGCAAAGCGCAAAGCAAAACCCGGTTGAGAAGCCAGTACAATCAGGCTATCGGCCTCCGCAGCGTAGACTGCAAAGGCAGGCTCAATCCTTTGTGACAAGCTGGTGAGCATCCTCGTCCCAGACTTAATTTACGCAGGCGACACTCTTGTGTTCGACGTGCCTGATTTCAAGGATGCGATTGGCAACAGCATCTCCAGCGGCACCTACACCCTGACGTGGTACGCGAGGTTTAACCACACGCACGAAGGCGCGACTGTTGTCGGGACAGCCCAAAGCGGCGGGTGGCGAGTCACTGTTGCTGCTGCAACTACTGCCAATTTCGATGCAGGGCTATGGACTTGGCAGGCAATCGCCACCAGTGGCGCGTTGACCCATACGGCTGGGCGAGGTCAATACACGGTCAAGTCAACAGCGGCATATACGGGGCAGCCTGCTGCCTATGACGACAGATCTCGTGCCGAGATCGACCTTTCGCATGTGGAAGCCGCTATCCGCACGTTGGCGGAGGGCGGGATGGTGCAGGAATACAGCATTGGCAGCCGCAACTTGAAGCGGTTCAGGATGGCAGAGCTGTTGCAGCTTAGGGATGAGCTTAAGAATGAGATTGCCATGGAACGCAAGCGAGAGAAAATACGCCAAGGCCTTGGCAACCCCGGCCTAGCAAAAGTGAGGTTTACCTAATGGCTATTTTTGGCATTGGCCGCAAACGCAGGCTGGAGCGTGAACTTGAGGATGCCAGGCAGAAAAATGCGTACCTGAAGCGGGCGTATGCGGCTGCGCAAAACAATCGCCTCACTTCTGACTGGATCAGTCAAGCCACCTCAGCAGATAGCGAGATTAGGGGCAGCCTCAGGACGTTGCGCAACAGAGCGCGGCAACTGGTGCGCGACTCTGATTTTGCGAAAGCAGCGCTTCGTGCAGTCAGGAACAACGTTGTCGGTACTGGCATCAAACTGCAAGCACAGGTGCGGATGCAGCGTGGCGGTCGGCTGTCAGAAGAGATCAATAAAAGGATTGAGGAGGAGTTCAAGGCATGGTCTGCTGCCAAAAGCTGCAACACTGCTGGCAGGTTGACGTGGCAAGACATTCAGCGGTTGTCGATCACATCAATGCTGGAGTCGGGCGAGGTGTTTATTCGTTTTGTCAAGCAGCCGTTTGGTAACAGCAAGGTGCCCTTGGCGTTGGAGGTCATCGAGTCAGACCTGCTTGATGACGACTACAGCGGGATTGCTGAGAATGGGAACCAGATTCGTATGGGTGTTGAGGTCAATGAGTGGGGCCGCCCTGTCGCTTATCACTTCTGGGATTACCACCCTGGCGACTACCAATTCAGCTATGCGCAGGTAGCGGCAAAACGTCGGGTGCGAATCCCGGCAGAAGACGTGTTGCACCTGTATTCAATTGAGCGTCCGGGCCAGACGAGGGGGGTGACTGCCTTTGCGTCAGCAATTATGCGACTGCGCAACCTCAGCGGATATGAGGAGGCTGAGATTGTGGCTGCTCGTGCCAGCAGCGCAATGATGGCATTTGTCAAGACACCAGATCAAGAGCTGTTTGAGGACGGCACTTTTCAAGAAGATTCGGTCTTGGACTTCTCGCCAGGAAGCATCAGGAGACTGGCGCCAGGCGAGGAGATGCAATTCTTTACACCAAGCCGTCCCGACGATGCTTTTACGCCATTCGTTCAGCAAATGTTGCGGGCTGTGGCATCCGGTGTTGGTTGCTCCTATACGCAGGTATCGAGCGACTTCTCGCAGAGCAATTACAGTTCCTCACGTCTTGAGTTGCTTGAGACGCGGGCGCATTACAAGACTTTGCAGCAGTACATGATTACTGCCTTGTGCCGTCAGGTGTACGAAAAATGGCTTGAGATGGCCGTGATGGCAGGCGTATTGGACTTGCCTGGCTACGACACCAACCCCGCTAGATACACAGAGAGCAACTGGATGGCCCCGGCTTCTCAGTTTGTTGACCCGCAAAAAGAAGCATCCGCATACAAGGATTTAATCCGCAGCGGGATCATGACCCTTTCGCAAGTAATCGCTTTGCACGGCGGTGATTTTGAGGATCAGATGCGTCAACGACAGCATGAGCTGGCGACTGCCGATGAGTTGGGCATTGTGCTTGACACTGACCCATCACAGGTATCAAGCAATGGGGTGTCCCAATCGGTGCCAGTACCCCCGACCGAGCATCCCGCAGATCACGAGGAGGATGAGGACTAATGGCAAAGGTAGGCGGCACCAAGATTAATCTCACGCCGACTGAGGGCATGAGAGCTGAGGCGAGGCGCTACAAAGCGTGGAAAGCAGACGGCAAACCCGGCGGCACCAACGTTGCGGCCAACCGTGCAAACCAAATCTTGTCTGGCGGTGAGTTGTCGCCTGACGTTGTAATCCAGATGAACGCATGGTTCGCTCGCCATGAAGTAGACAAAAAAGGCAAAGGCTTTAGCCCCGGTGACGATTACCCCTCTCCTGGTCGGGTAGCATGGGCGGCATGGGGGGGCGACCCCGGACAAACATGGAGTGCTATGAAATCAACTGCCATTAAAAACGCAGAAGACCGCGCCATTGAGGGGCTTGAGGAGGGCAATGCGGTGGAGGAGTCCTATCGCGCTGAACCCGGCAGCTTGAGCGTCGGTGATTTTGTGGAATGGGACAGCAGCGGCGGTATGGCTCGCGGGAAGATCACTCGCATCATCCGCGAGGGATCGCTTGATGTACCTGACTCCTCATTCACCATCAACGCAACAGAGGACAACCCTGCTGCCTTGATTCGGGTGTACCGCGAGGAGAATGGCAGCTACAATGAGACTGACCGAATCGTCGGGCACAGGTTTTCAACGCTCACCAAGATCCCAGCACTGCGTTTCCATGAAGGCAAGCTACTGAGCAGGGCGATCTCTACGGAGTTTGCTGAGGCAGATGATCGCCGCATCACGTTCTCTTTTGCAAGTGAAACACCCGTAGAGCGTTATTACGGGATGGAGGTGCTGAGCATGGACGAGGGGTGCATGGATATGTCACGCCTCAACAATGGCGCTCCTCTGCTCTACAACCATGACGCAGACCGTATTATCGGCGTTGTTGAAAGGGCTTACATCAAAAAGAAGCGTGCCTATGCCGAGGTCAAACTGGCCAACAACGAGCTAGGCCGTGAAATGCAAGAGCTGATTAAAGACGGGATTATCCGCAACGTCAGCTTTGGCTACAAGATCAATGAGATGGAAGAGGATAGGACCACCACCCCAGTGACCTATCGTGCTACCAGTTATCAACCCTTCGAACTGTCGCTTGTAACTACGCCCGCAGACAGCTCAGTCGGCATAGGCCGTGCCTTCTATCATAATGAAGACACACACGCGGCTTCAGCCGTCCAATCACCACCCAACAACGGAGTCCCAACCGTGGATCAACCTGTCAACCTTGATGTTATCCGCGCTGAAGCTGGTCAAGCCAAGGCGAAGGAATTTGCTGAAATGATTGCCCTTGGGCAACGCACCGGACACTCTGAGCTTGCTCAGGAGTTCATTTCCAACTCTCGCGGCCTTGACGAACTGCGCTCAGCTCTGCTTGAGAAGATGGGCGTCAAAGAAAAGCCTGTCAATCCGAAGGACGCTGAGATCGGTCTTACTACCGCTGAGCGCAAGCAGTTCTCCTTCCTGCGTGCCATTAATGCATTAGCTCACCCGAACAGTGTCGAGGCACAACGGGCGGCTGCCTTTGAAATGGAAGTTAGCCGTGCTGCACAGCAAAAGTCTGGCAAGGAAGCTCGTGGTTTCCTTGTGCCTGCTGATGTGCTCGGCTATGGCCGCCGCGATCTGACGGTTGGCTCTGCTTCTGCTGGTGGCGATTTGGTTGCCACGGAGCTGCTTAGCGAAAGCTTTATTGACTTGCTCCGCAAGGCACTTGTTTTGCAGACCGCTGGCGCAACCGTGCTGACTGGTCTTCAAGGCATGATCGCTCTGCCTCGGCAAAGCGGCGGCGCAACTGTGTTCCACGTTGCTGAGTCTGCTGCAATCACCGAATCAGCTTTGTCTGTGGATCAGGTGACGATGCAACCGCGCACCATCGGTGCATTGACTGACTATTCGAGGCGCCTGCTGCTTCAGTCCACCATCGACATTGAAAGCCTGGTCCGCCGTGACCTCGCCACTTCAATTGCGATTGAGGTTGAGAACCAAGCCATTAACGGCACTGGCACTGGCTCGCTGCCCCTGGGCTTCCTGAACACCACCGGCATCAACACCGAATCTGGCGTCACAACGTTCCTCGATTATGTGAACGCGGAAGCCTCTTTGAGCACTGATAACGCGCTGCTTGGCAGCTTGGGTTATCTGATGAACTCAGCTCTGCGTGGCACCCTGAAGACGACTGAGAAGTCTGTTTCTGGCACCAACGCAAACTTCATCTACGAGGCAGACAACACTATCAATGGCTACCCAGCCTATGTCTCAAACTCAATGCCAAGCAACACTGCTGTGTTTGCCAACTTCAGCGACATTCTGATTGGCTTCTACAGCGGCCTTGACATTATGGTTGACCCGTATACCGGCTCTGCTGCTGGAACTGTGCGTGTGATTGCCATGCAGGACTATGACGTAGCCATTCGTCATCCTGAGTCGATCTGCAAGATGTCCTGATAATTAAGGAGCAGCCAATGCGCATCCAAATGCTGCGAAGCACCATTGTTGACCTCAAGCAGGTCAGCGTTGGCGACATCGTAGAAACCAGTGAGCAAGCCTCTCGTTTGTTAATTGGTATTGGAAAAGCAATGGCAGCTCCTGTAATTCATCAAGTTGTGATTACGGACCAAAAGCCTGAACCCGCTAAACTCACCTCTAAACGGAGAAACTCCAATGATCCACAACCTCGGGACTAAAACGACCCTGGGCAGCTTGCTCCCAACCCTGTCACGCACGGCCAATGCCAATGGCACTGGCTTTGACTTGCAAGGCAGCAACGATGCCGAGGGCGATGCTGTCGTAATCCTCGATTGCGGCGCGGCAACTGCCGGTACAAACCCTACCTACAACGTCAAGCTGCAAGACTCGGCTGACAACTCGGCGTTTACCGACATTACTGGCGCGACCTTCACGGAAGTCACAAGCACTGCATCGCAGCAAAAGCTTAGCTTTAACACGAACGACGTTCGCCGTTACGTTCGGGCTGTAGCAACCATCGGTGGCACCAGCTCGCCTGCGTTCACTGCTTCCGTGACCCTGCTGTTCAGCAAGAAGTACGGCGTCTGATTCTGATGGCGATTTCAGATACTCTTGCATTTCTTAACACTGACGAATTTGGCGTTACTTGCCAAATTGGTGCTGGCGCAAGTTTTGTTGGGATTCTGGATTCGCCAATGGAGCAGCTAGCAGGCGGCATGGCGCTGACGCGGGAGTATTTGCTTTATGCAAAGACATCTGATGTCAGCGCCACTGTCCGTGGGACCGCGATCACGGTTGACGGCACTTCTTACACGGTCAGGCAAAACCTGCCAATAGACGACGGATTGTTTAGCGAGCTGTTGTTGAGCAAGGTGTAGCCATGGCTGACACGCGCCGCGAACTGATCCTCGCAAGGCTTAAGACAAATCTGGACACCATCACAGGCGCAACGGTCTACAGAAGCCGCGTAGAGCCCCTGGCCCGTGGTGAGGTGCCTGCCGTAATTGTTGAGGCCGTCAGCGACCAGCCGGTTGATACAAACTTTTTTGACAAGCTTGACTGGACCTTGCGGGTCCGCATCAGCACCTTGGTTCGGGCGGCGATACCTGACGATGACTCTGACACCTACACGCAGCAGGTGCATCAAAAACTGATGGCTGATCAAACAGTCAATGGCTATGCCCTTGACCTGACGCCAGACCGGACAGACTTTGCGCTGTTTGAGGCAGACATACCCTTGGCAATCATCAGCCAGGATTTTCTTGTGCGCTATCGTACAAGCAGAACTTTGCTCACCAACGCCTAGTGCTATGGCTAAAATCGATAAAGAGGTGCCCACTCCGGGGGCAGGCGGCAGTTACTTGTTTGATCCTAAGACCGGAAGCCTTACACTGATCACAGAATCCCACACCCCTACTGACAATGGCACTGACTCGCAAGAAGTTCCTAGTAGCGAAGATTGAGAGCACCTACGGGACAGACTCAGTACCTGTTGGGGGCAGCAACGCGATTCAAGTCACCAACGTTGAAGTGACTCCGATTGAATCTGACAATGTGCAGGCTGCTGCATTTCAAGGTTTCATCGGCAATAGCACTCGCGGCACCTTAGTTGCCAACAAGCGCGTCAGTATTACTTTTGATGTAGAGCTTGCTGGCTCTGGCACCGCAGGAACAGCCCCAGCTTTTGGACCGCTTCTTAAGGCGTCAGGCTTGTCTGAGACTATTGTTTCAAGCACAAGCGTTACTTATGCTGGCGTCAGCAGCAGCTTCGACAGTGCCACTCTGTATTGTTTTTACGATGGCACTCGCCATAAAATTACAGGCGCTCGTGGCACTGTCAGCTTTAACATGACTGCCGGGCAGTTTGCCGTTGCTAGCTTCCAATTCATTGGTATTTATAACGCTCCTGATGACACCGCTCTGAGCGGCAGCTTCACTGTTGCCAACCAAGCTGCTGCTATTGAGGTCAATGACACCAACGTGACAACCGCAACCTTCCACGGGGTCAGTGCTAGCCGTATTGAATCTTTTGATCTGGCCTTAAACAACGAACTGCTTTACAAAGAAACAACTTCCAACCAAGAGGTATTGATCACAAACCGTGCCCCTGGTGGCACTGCTGTGATTGAAGCACCTGCAATTGGCACAACCGATTTCTTTGCGAAAGCCGTTGCATCGGCCACTGGCAGTACCAGCCTTGTGCTTAGCGGAGGCAGTGGTAACATTGTCACTGTCAACGCGCCGCAAACCGACATCACTGGTTGTACCTACGGCGACACCAATGGGGTCGTTTCGTTGTCAATGCCGTATTTGGCTTTGCCAACTACTGCTGGAAACAACGAGCTTTCGGTGGTCTTTACCTGATTTTTATGGCCTTTGTCCTAAAGAAAACCGCGACTTACAAGTGGCCGATCAAGGTAGAGATACCTGTTGACGGCGGCAAGTTTGAAACTCAAACGTTTGACGCGGTATTCAAAAAGATGAGCCGCAGCGCCTTCAACAAAACAGTTGATGAAGGCGACGATGCCTTGATTGATGCCATCCTGCAAGGGTGGGATGGAATCAAGGACGAGGACGGCAAGGACATTCCTTTTACGGAGAAAGCTAAAAAGGAAATCTGCGACGATCATGCTGTTGTTAAAGCTTTGGTTTCGGCATATGCTGAAAGCATTGTTGGAGCACCAGCAAAAAACTAAAAGACGCCGCTGAGCATTGGGCAACAGGCGGTGTTATCGACGAGCGGGAATCTGACCTCAAGGGCCTTGGTATAAGTCCTGAGCAGATTGCCGCTGTTTCCTTAAAGCCCCTTGAGAACAATGTTGAGGTGTGGGAAGAGAACTGGGATATTGTGATGATGTTCCTACGGCTTTGCACCCAATGGAACGTTGGCATGAACGGGGCTACTGGGCTCCACTACCCAAGCTTGGAATGGTTGTGTAAGCTGTATGCAGTAGCAGATCCTGTCGCCATGTTTGAAGGCGTACAGGTCATGGAGCTAGCAGCACTAGCCGTCATGAACCGGAAAAGCAAATGAGCATCGCCACCGAGATCCGGCTCCGCATTAAAGCCGAGGGTGAAGCTGTATTGAAAGGTCTTGGCGACAATCTGAACAAGATTGCTGCAAACGCAACCGCTAGCTCACAGAAATTTAGTGTCTTAGCTGGTGAGTTAAGAAAAGTAGAGGCAACAACTGGCCGCAGCACAACGTTGCTGAAGCAATACTCCGCTTCTTGGCGAGAGCTTGCGGGAGCTGTTGATATTGCAAGCAAGGAGTTCAAAGAGGCTACCGCTGAGGCGGCTCGACTTGATGCGCAAATTGCCAAGGCTGAAGGCAGGCAAGGCAAGCAAGGAAGCCGCCTTAAGACTGGCGCTCAAGTGGCTGGCACTGCTGTAGCGGCTGGCATCTTTGGCGGCCCTGAGGCTGCTATTGGAGCTGTCGCTGGAGGCATTGCAGGAGGCTTACCAGGGGCGCAGGTTGGCGCAGCCGCTGGCGCGACCGTATCGCAATTACGTCAAGCTCTAGCGGCAACCGCTGCGTATGAAGCGGAGATCAAAAAGCTTGAAATCGCCTTGAAAGGCGTTACAGCAAATCAAATTGAATACAATGATGCGCTGAAATTCATTAAAACGTCTACCGATAACTATGCGGTTACGCAAGACATCCTTACAAGGCAATTTACGAAGCTCCAAGCCTCAGTGCAAGGGTCAGGTGGAAGCCTGCAAGACGCAAAGGTTGTCTTTGATGGCATTGTTTCTGCTGTTCGCGCCACTGGCGGCTCGTTGCAGGATGTTGATTCTGCACTTACGGCAACAGCACAGGTCTTCAGTAAAGGCAAGGTTTCGGCTGAAGAGTTAAGGCAGCAGATTGGCGAGCGACTGCCTGGCGCGTTCACCTTGTTTGCGAAGTCAATGAATATGACGCCGCAAGAACTTGACAAGGCGCTTGAGGACGGCAAGGTTAGCTTGCAAGACTTTATGGTGTTTGCAAAAGATTTGTTTGATAGGTATGGAGAAAATGCAAAGACTATCGCTGATAGCCCAGCTGCTGCTGGGGACCGCTTACAGATTGCGCTGAGCAACTTAAGCAAAAGCATAGGCGTATTGTTGCAGCCAATTGGGGCAGCTTTTCAGGATACATTTACGTCTATTGCAGAAAATATTACCCGCGCTACTAACGCTTTGAACAAATTTTTTGGTATTAGCGGCGAGGCATTATTAGAGAAAAACACACTACTAATACAAGCGCAAACCAAGGTCATACAACTAAACAGAGCCGAGCTTGCAAGAATACGAGAGCGCCAAGGGCCAATTACAGTACAAAGGGAAAGTAGAGGGAGTACGGACATTGCGGCAGGCCTCGATTCGATTCGCATAAGAACGCTTCAAACCAACATAGACAATGCAGAGAAACAAATTGATAAGCTGCGAGCGCAAATAAATGATTCTCAGCGAAATCTCCTTGTTCAGCCAAGCGCAGACGGCAAAGGCCTGCCTGGCATTGACCGTGGCGCAGGCCCAAAACCGAAAGCCCCGAAGGCCCCTAGCCGCTCCATGGCTGACGCGATGACCGACCTTGCAAGCAGGAAATTAGAAGTAGACCTTTCTGCGCAAGCAGCGCAATTGCAAATTGACATTACTGCGGCAAAGAAAGAAGGCCGTGATTATATGGTTGACATTCTAAATAGCGCAAGCGGTTTTCAAGTTATAGACATTAAATTAAAAGCACTAGAGGAGGACAGGCTCAAGATCTTGCAAAATCAAAGCAAATGGGAGAAAGAGGGAGTAAAATCCGGTCAAATTAAAGCCAAGCTTGCCGGCATTTTGGCACAAGAGGCATCACTTCGCAATCAGCGGCTAGAAGAAGAACAAAAACTAACCCAAGCTAATATAGATAAAGAAAAGGAACGCAAAAAGCAAGAAGAGGAACGCAAACAGCTTGCGCTTCAGGCTGCTCAGCAAATTCAAGACGTACTTATAGCTTCTGGCGCAATTTCCAAAGAAGAAGCCGCCAAGATACAGCTTGACCGCACTGTTGCTAATTTTAAGGAGCAATTCAAGTCCTTAGTAGACGTAGACGCCTTAAGCGAGCAATTGCGCAAGGCTTTAGAGCAAGCAGCTATTGACGCCAAAGACTTCGGCAAGCAATTTGCCAAGTCATTTCAAGATGGCATCAAATCAATGGGCGACCTAGCTGGCAACCTAGGCTCCTCCTTCTCATCAGCATTCCAAGGAATGGCCGATCAGCTAACTGAGTTTGTTACGACAGGCAAGGCTAACTTCAGAGACTTTGCTGCGTCCGTGCTAAAAGATATATCTAGAATGATAATTAGATATGCACTGTTCCAAGCAATGCAGGGCATTTTTAGTTCTATTGGTGGTTTCTTTAGTCGAGGCAACCTAGGCAGCTCTGCTGACAACGTGGCCAAGTACGCCCCGCTAGCCAAAGGCGGTGTTTTTGCCCAAAACGGCATCAAAGCCTTCGCTCGTGGCGGCATCGTCAACAAGGCCACCGTATTTCCCTTCGCCAATGGCATCGGCCTTATGGGTGAAGCTGGTCCTGAGGCCATCATGCCCCTGCGCCGTGGCCGCGACGGAAACCTAGGCGTGATGAGCAGCGGCGGCGGCGGCACCACCAACGTGGTTGTCAATGTGGACGCATCGGGCAGCAGCGTAGAAGGCGATCAGCAGCAAGCCAAGGCACTTGGTAATGCCATTAGTGCCGCAGTACAATCGGAGCTGGTGAAGCAAAAGCGTCCCGGAGGCTTGCTTGCATAATGGCCACCTTTGATGACGCCACCGTAGGAACCAGCGCCGGGGGCACTACGCCTGACTTCAGGGCATCAAAGAAAAGTGAGCCTGTGGTTCGCACCGTACAGTTTGGTGACGGCTATCAGCAAAGATTGACCTTTGGCCTAAACCAGAATCCCAAGGAATGGGACTTAACTTGGACCGCTAAGACAACAGCAGACGCTGATGCCATCGAGGCGTTTTTTGATGCACGGGGCGGGCAAGAGTCTTTTGACTGGGCGCCGCTTGATGATGCAACTATATACAAGTGGGTAGTCGCAAGCTGGACACGCACCTTTGATTACGCCAACATCAGCACAATCAACGCCACCTTCCGGCAGGTCTTTGAACCATAATGGCATACAGCGCGTGGCTAGCTAGTAACGCATATACCGTTGGGCAGATTGTTAGTGCCACAACGGCTCAAGCGTCTGGCTTGGTGTTTCGCTGCTCTGTTGCTGGCACCAGTGCTGCCACTGAACCAGCTTGGCCTACAGATATTGGTAGCACGATTGTTGATGGTGGAGTTACATGGGCAGCAATTAGCAGTGTCTACGAAGAGCTATCAGTTCTGGCACCTAATGCCATTATCGAGCTATTTCAGTTGCAGCTAGTTGCTGCGCTGCATGGCACTAGCGACATTTATTACTTCCACGCTGGTGTTAACGCAGCAGTAAGCGGCGACATTGTTTTTGACGGTGATACTTATGTGCGATTGCCGATAAAAGCAGAAGGTTTTGAATACAGCAACACAGGCACGTTGCCACGGCCAACGCTGACGGTGGCGAACCTCGGGGGCGAAATCAGTGCCTTGCTGCTGCTTGCCAATGCATTCACGCCAGGCAATGATCTAGGCGGCGCTGTCATCACCCGCATCCGCACGTTAAAAAAATACCTAGATGGAGAAGCTGCCGCTGACCCAAACGCCCGTTTTCCCGCTGAGATCTGGTATATCGACCGCAAGTCAGGAGAAACCCGTGATGTTGTGCAGTGGGAGCTGGCCAGTAAGTTTGACCTAGCTGGAACGCTGATGCCAAAGCGGCAACTGATCGCTAATATCTGCCAGTGGGAATACCGCTCAGCAGAGTGCAGCTATACCGGCAGCAATTACTTTGACATAAACAATAATGTGGTTGCAACACTTGCAGCAGATCGTTGCGGCAAGCGGCTTAGCAGTTGCAAGCTACGATTTGGCGATACAAGTCCATTGCCTTTCGGCAGTTTCCCTGGTGCCGGGCTGACGCAATGAATTTAACTGACAAGCTCAAAGCTGAGATTATGTCGCACGCTAAGGCGGAAGATCCCCGCGAGTGTTGCGGCTTAATTGCAGTTGTGAAAGGCCGCAAACGATATTTTCCTTGCGTCAATCAAGCTGCTACACCAGATGAACATTTTGTGCTTGATCCAGCAGATTATGTCAGCGTCGAGGATCGTGGCGAAATCGTAGCGGTGGTTCACAGTCATCCCATAACACCGCCGCAGCCATCAGTAGCCGATCAGGTTAGCTGCAACGCAACTGGCCTGCCGTGGGTAATCGTCAACCCTAAAACCGAAGCATGGGGTGGCTGCACCCCAAAGGATTTTGAGTTGCCGTATGTCGGACGCGAGTTTGCGTTCGGCGTAGTGGATTGCTACGCGCTGGTGCGTGACTGGTATCGGCGTGAGTTTGGTTTGGTGTTGGCCGACTTCGCCAGGCGTGACCGCTTCTGGGAGCGAGGTGAAAACTTGTACCTAGACAGCTACAAAAGTCAAGGATTCC